GATAAGATTCTTGACACCGCGCGCATTTACGAGTTACGCTCTGCGATAGAGGCGTATGACGCGGTGCTCAAGTTGCCCGCCGACGTGCGCCGCTTCGTGGAGATAATGAAGGGTGAATAACACATGGCATGGAACTTTCTGCGAAAGGACGAACCTGTGACACAGCCTGTTGTACCACCGAATAACGAGCCACCGAAGCCTCCCGAGAAATCCCCCGCTGAACTGATTGCCGACGCACTCAAGCCCATCACCGACAGCGTTGCGGCACTGAACGCGAAGGTTGATTCATTCAAGCCCGCGCCGCCGCCAGCGAAGACGACCGAGCTAACGTCGGTGCTCGACAACGAAGACGCCGCGTTCTCTCAACGCCTCACGCCCATCATCCTGCAAAATCTCGAAATCGAAGCTCGCCTCAATCTCGCCAACGTGAAGCAGGAGTACACGACGGAAGGTTTCGGCGACCTGTGGAAAGAGTGCGAGCCGGAAATCGTCCGCGAACTCAATGCGAGCGAACTAACCGCTCCCGATGGCAAGGGCGGCATCGCCCGCAAGCGCGGCAACCCCGAGTACATTCGCAACGTCGTCGACATGGTTCTCGGACGGGCCGCGCGCAAAAAGGGACTGCGCTTCGACGGAGCGAAATCCACCTTCTTCATCGAAGGCGCCGGTTCCGGCAGTGAGAGCACCGAGTCACGCAACGCCGACACTGAAGGACTCACGCCCGCGCAGATAAGGGCTGCGCGCAATATGAAGATTACTCCCGCCGAGTACAAGAAGGCGCTCGGCAGTCTTGAGATAGTTCAGTGAGCGAAACGAACGGCAAACCGCTCGACGCGCCGCCCTCGCCGCACGTTGACCTCCTCATCACATGGTATCCACTTGAGCACAGGTTCGAGGTCAAAGGGACGCCTGCTGATGTCATCGTGCAACTCGGTATGCTCGACTTCGCCAAGTCCCAAGTGTTGAAGCAACAGGCCGAGTCCCAATCGAATCTCATCACTCCCGGCTTCGCGCTCAAGTCCGGTGGCATCCGCCAGTGAACACGCACGAACCCATACTCGCCATCGCCGACCGCTTCCTCATGGACGCGGCGCTTAATTCTTTTTATGGGGACTTGACATTCTCGTTCAAAGCTGGAAAGATTGTACTCGTCAGGCGCAACGAAACCCTGATACCCGTAACCGTCAACGGAACAACCGACGCGGTGCCGGTGAGCGAGCGATGCAACACATCGCTTGGAGAAAGCAATGCTCACGACCGAATCGGCACAACAAATCCGCGATAACGTCGTCACCGACGCGAACGCCAATGTAACCGTCTCGCACGGTGAAGCCACGCGCAAGCTCTCTCCCGAAGCGGCCATCCTCTTTGACAAGTCCATCATCGCCCGCCCGTTGATGATTCCTGAAGTCGGTTCCATTCACATCAAGCACACCGAATACTCATACCGCTGGGTCGCCTGTCACGGCGAGCACGGCGGGCGCATCTATCAACAGCGCAAGTCGATGGGCTACACCAACGCCTCTCCCGAGGACGCCGACGTGCTGAACGGCGAGACGATTGCGGAGAAGGGTGAGATTCGCAATGGCGACCTCATTCTGATGAAGATTCCGTGGGAACGCTACGCCGCACACATGAAGTCCAACATGCAGCAGGCCATCCAAGCGCAGCGTATGCGCGGCGTGTACATGCGCTCGAAGGACAAAGACGAAGCGCCGTCGAGCGACGTGTTCAGCAACGACCAGCCCTCGCGTGTCTCCGTATCGAGTGAACCCGGCCTCCGCAACGCCGACGTGACACCGTTCATTCCCGACAATCCCGAAACTTTCTTTGACAAGTCCGAGAAATCCCCGAACGCAGCCCGCGTGCGTGCAGATATGGATGCGCGGCGCGCGAACATCGCACAGAGTAAACAAGGAGCATAGACAATGGCTATTTCAGCTATCCCCATCCAGCCGGTTTCGACTCTGAGCGGCAACCAGTACCGCGCTGCGCGCATCATCGAAGAAGCGTTGCAAACCTTTCTGTACGGCACGCCTGTTATGCTGAAGGCTGCCGACGGCGGCATTCAAGCGTGGGACGGCACCGCCGGTGCGGGCCACCTCATCGCGGGCGTCTCCTACGAGGCCGCATCCAACTTGGCGACCACCGGCAAGGGCGCACCTGTGCCCCAGTCACCCGTGACTGGCCTCGGTTCGGCCATCACCTTCGGCTCGGTGCCGAACGAAGCGAGCGCGGTCAACATCCCCCACGGCGCCCCGCTGAACGACGGTCGCGTGGGCCTCTTTTTGCCTGTTGCCGACACCATCTTCTCGGCCATCCTCGGCAACGCTGGCGCGCCTGCCACGCCAACCGCCGCGAACGTCGGCATCCAATACGGCCTCACCATCGACACCGCCGGGAAGTATTGGTACGTTGACATTTCCAAGACAGGCGCGGCTGCCGTCGTCCTGATTACCGCTCTCGATTTGCGCGATGTTCCCGCCGCCGGGACGCGCGTGCAGTTCCAATTCATCGCCGCCGACGCTTCGCTCATCGGCTAATTGACATGAGCTACGACGCCAACAAAGTGACGCTAGAGTGGCTGGCAGGATTCTTCGATGGTGAAGGTTGTGTTAGCTTCAACACGAGGAAGACTGGAGCCACGGTCAAGGTGAACATAACGCAGATTGACCTAGAACTCTTGGCGGTCATTGCTGTGAAGTTCGACGGTAACGGCCCTTACCTGAAAGACCACAACTCTCGTGTACGGCGTCCTTGTTACGAAGTTAATTGGTCGGGTAAAAAGGCCGGAGTTTTTCTGAAGAAGATTCAACCCTACGTGCTGCGCAAGGCGCCGCAAGTTCAGTTGGGAATAGAGCTTGCGTCTACTTATGTAGGACAGGGCAACGCGCTGCCTCTTGAAACAATGGAGAAGCGAATCCAACTCTGCGAACAGTTGCGTGAGTTAAATTCGGGAACAGTTCGCCCCGACGCGCAGCAGGAGGAATATACAAATTGATGCTACGCGGGACGTTTGCACAAACGCTGGCGCCGGGTGTCCACCATTGGTTCATTCATTTTTTAGACCTCCAGATGCGCAAGGAGGAGTACTCGACCATTTTCAATATGGAAACGAGTACGCAGGCATTCGAGGATGAGGTGGAGCTGACCGGCACGGGCATCATGCCTGAAAAGCCGGAAGGCGATGCCATCATCTACGACGACATGATTCAGGGCGGCACGCGGCGCTATCTGCACCTCGCCTACGCCCTCGGCTCACGCGCGTCGTGGGAGCTTATCGAGGACGACCAGTATGGCATCATCAAACAGGTGCCGAAGGCGCACGTTCGGTCGGCGCAGTTCATCCGCGAAATCGTCGCGGCGAACGTCTTCAACCTCGGGTTCTCGACCATCAACACCATCGACGGCGTGACGCTGTTCAACACACAGCATCCCCTGCTGGGCGGAACAGCGGCCACGAACGTCGCGCCGGGCATCTCGAACGTCATCTACGCGAGCGGCACGTATCCCAACCGCCCCTCGCCCGACGTTGACCTCTCGTTCACCGGCATCCAGTTGATGATTAACCAATTCGAGCGGATGCCCGATTCGCAAGGCATCCCCATTCGGGTCAAGCCCTCCAAGATTCTCATTCCACCCGAACTCAAATTCATCGCCCGTGAAATACTGGGGTCGCCGGGCAAGCCGTACACGAACGACAACGAACTCAACTCTCTCATTGGGGAGGACTTGAAGTTCCAAGTTCTCCACTACTTCACATCCCAGTCGGCATGGTACGCGGTCGCCGAGAAGGAATACCACCAGCTCAAGTTCTTCGACCGCCACCCGATTGATGCCGACTACGACGACGACTTCGACACCCGCGCGACGAAGATTGTCACGTTCCAGCGGTTCAGTGCGGGCGTCACGTCATGGATTGGAACATGGGGTTCAAACGGCCCGTAGTTGGCTAGATGGATGTGCGAGACGATACGACACAAAGGAAGGTACGCGACATGAAAAAGTTCTTGCTGTTCGCACTGTTGGCCTTCGCGCTCGCCGCGCCGTGCCACGTCTACGCTCAGGGCGGCAACACCCCCAACTTTAGCTTCACCACGCCCCTGTACACTGGGACGACCGCTCCCGGCCTCCAAGCGCCCATGTTCGAGAACTCCCTCGTCACCTCGCACACGTTGACGTGGACTGTCTCCGGCACCGTGTCGTCTTGCACCGTCGCCATCCAAACCTCAGCCACGGCGGGCGGCTCTTTCGTGACCATCGGCGCCGCGCAGACTTGCACCGCCTCCGGTACATACACCTTTGAGGGAACGGGCGCCACGGCTGCCTACGTTGCCATCAACATCTCCGCGCTGTCCGCAACCGGCACCGTGACATTCACCTACAACGGTTACTACCAGACGCAAGGTGCGGGCCTCACGGACGGCATTTGGAATGTGCCCCTCGGTGCGTGCGGTTTTGCCCTCACAACCGGCACCTTCGCCGCGAACCCGGCCAATTCCGGCGGCCTCTCCGCGCCTGCTATGGTTCGGACGCAAACATCTGAACAGGTGTTGCAGATTACGACAACCGCCG